AAATCATTTATCGTATCAATATCTTTTAATTTATTTTCAATAATATCTGAATCTATCAAATAAAATTTATTTGAATTTTCAAGCATTATTTTAATATGAAATGTATCAGAATTATTTACTTTCGTAAGTATTCTGATTGGTTTAATATAATAATTATCAACAGATAATTTATTTCCAATTATACTGTCAAAATAAAATATATAAGGTGATTGATTATATTCATATCCTATTGGGTAATAATCATATGAAGGTAAACTAAATATATGTCCTGTTCTATCAACAAAATCCATACGTATTATACTATATCATTTATATATAAAAATAAAAGACTAAGTTTAAATACTTAGTCTTTTTTAATATTATTCATACCAGGAAATCCATTTAAATCTTTTTATTCGGTCAATATTTTTAAATAACATAATTATTCGTAAATCTATAAGTTGTAAAAATGTTACTAAAATACTATTACCTTTAAATAATATTTTTGGTAAAGTTTTATTTAATATACCTTCCGTTCCATAATCATATTTAGGGATTTCTTCAAGTATATTAAATTTTTCTAAATCTTTATTTTTCTTATTTATATTACTTTTTATATCCATATTATTTAAGTTCTACTAATTCATCATCTTGAATATCTTGTATAATAAGTTTAAGCATATCTACGAGTTCATCTCTATTCATATATTTTAATTGTTTATCATACCATTTAATAAATGAATTATATGCATCTCTGTGTGATTTAAAATGATCTGGGTGAAATTCTTTACCTTCACTTATATTGTTTACAAATTCTTTTAAGTCTTTCATATTATAATAATTTTTCTATTTCGGTTATTTTATTATCTATTCTTGTAAATAATTCTTCTAATTGTTTTTTAGCGGCTTTAAATGATTTTTCTTCAAATTCATATCCTTTACCACTGGCTCTTGATAATTTTGTTTTAATATATTCTTTATAAATGGTAAGTAAACCATCTTTACCAGTTACACCACTTCTTGAATCCCAATGTTTTTCGGCATGTAAATATTCTAATAAATCACCAATTTTATATTCAAGTTTAGCATATTTAATAGGGTTACTGCTTAATTTTGTAGCGATATCTAATACTTTATTACAATATTCTTGTACTTTTTCGGCCATACCATCATCGGCATCTTGATCAGCTCTTATTTTAGCTATATATTGTCTATATCTTTCTCTATTTAATTCAACAATTTTTTTATAAAGTTCTTCTCTTTCTTTTTCATTATCAGTAATAAAAGCACCCATTCTAGCACTTGATCTATCACTTTTCTTTTGCCTTGAACTAAAATTTGTTAAATCAATTAATAAATATTTTTTAGTAAGAAAATATTCAGAATCACTTGTCTTAAAATTTTTATGAGATATTCTCCAAGCAGATGTAAAACTAAAATAATGATTATTATTCCACCCAGTACATATCATTGCTCCTAAATATTTAGGTTCACCATCTTTAATATTATCTTCATCATTTAATAGAACTACCATACCAGGATATGAAGTAGAACGGTTTGAAAAAATTCTCTTTACTTGTTTTAATCCTTCGGCATCATCTTTAGAATATTCTTTAAACATATCATCAGTAATTTCATTCCATTTTATTTCATGCCATGAAAATACATTTTTAAATGTGCTTGAATAGTCTCCATTTCTAGCCCATTTTTCTTTCTTTTCATCTTCTTCTTTATGTTTTTTAATACGATCATTTAATTGATCACTTATTTCTTTGAGTATAGAAGATTTAAATGATTCATTTATTATAATATTTTGTTCTAAAAAATATTCATCTATATATTCTAAGATTGACTTCATGTTACTGCCTATTATATTTAACAATTTCCACTACTGTATTATTATCAAAATCATCACCTACTTTATAATTATCAGTATTTACATCAGCAACATACTTTTTTTCTGATGTTTTATAAACCATAAAATCTTGTTTTTGCGCAGATGATAATTTTTTAGCACACATGAGAGCTTGCATTAAAGTATCAAATTCACGTATTGCTGTAGTATTTTTATCTAATTTAAGTTTTTCTATAATATAATTTGTAATTTTTTTCATAATTATTAAATAGTATTAGTATTGTAAAAATATCCGGCGCCATGATTTGATTTAATCCATTCGCCGATTTGTTGCATTTCTTCATTTGCCATATCTCTCCAAATTTGATAATTAAGAGTAATACCACCAGGTAACTTGAATTCAAATGTACCCATAATTGTTGCCATACTTCTAAGACCTAAACAAACACAATATCTAAAGAAATAATAATTCTTATATAAATCTTGTATTTTTAATCTTTGAAATACATCAAGTATTAAACTTGATTTTCCAAGAGCACCTTGAATTACCAAATCATTACTGAATTCATTATAATCATATGTAAGAGGAGAATCAAACATATATTTATAAGTATCTAATTCATAAAGAGCAGCCATAACATCAGTAAGATTATAACCAGTTCCAGATCCAAAAACATCTGAAAGATTACCACCAACACCAGATGCTAATGCAGCATTATTTAATATCATTCTTTCTAATGAGAAATCACCCATTACACCATAATTAAAGTAACCAGTTGTTTTATACACACCGACAACAGCAAGAATCTGTGGAGGTAATTTTACTATATTATTAGGACCGCATTTTTGTATTTGTTCATTAGGTAAACAATACCATTTGTGTTGACATGCCTGGTCATCATTTTGCCAAAAATATTGAGCTGCCTGTAAAATAAGTGGTGGAATAGCAGACGCTGGGATAGGTACATTTAATGCACAGCTTTGTGTTAATTCCTGTATTATCCTTTGTATAAAATTATAATCTATCTGGTCTTCGATTTGCTGTTTTTTCTTTAAAAAATCTTCCATAGAGATTTTCTCTTGAGTAGCAGTATCTTGTACCATATTAGTATTGCAATCTTGAGCCATTATAAATTATATATTAATTTAATTAAAAATAAAATATGATTTCTAATGAAAATATAATTCTTTAAATTCTATAATATATAAAAGAAAAAATATATAGGTTTGTGTTGAATGGATGATCTTTATAATTCTTCATACAATGTAGGTAAGTATTTAAAGAATATAAATGATACATTTAAGAATGAAGAAAAAAAGTCATTAACTGATATTCTTACTGATTTTCAGTATATGACTAATGATTTTTCAAAATTAAATGATTATATTGAACAAAATAAAGTTACATATTCTAATCCAAGGTTTGATTTATGTACTTTGGAAGAAAAAAGAAATTTTGTAAATACTCAATTACAATTAATTGAAACTCTTGTTACTGATAAAATTTGGGCAGTTGAAGGTAATGTATGGAACTGGTATGATATATTATCATTGATGTATAATAAAGATTATGCTAATGTTCAGAAAACTGAAAGAAAAGTAATATTTTCAACAGCACAATATAAACGTCCAATCGGAGATCAATCTTATAATCTATGGAATGGACTTCAGATTATAGATATTGATATTAAAAATTCTGATATTGCCAATCCATTAAAAGATATTTTATTTAATGAGCTTAATAAATATCAATGGTTCCTTGGCGTTTGTTTATCAGCATCTAGAAAATCTTTACATGTTTGGACAAAAATAACTCCAATTTCACGTGAATTAAATTCCAGAAGAATAGAATTCAGATGTAATTTCCGTCAAAAATATTCATATATTTATATTATCTTATTAAAATATATGGATAAATTAGGATATACAAAAGATGATATTCTTTCATATCTTGATAATGCTATGGCCAAGCCGCAGCAAGGTGTATTTATTTCAAGTGATCATCCATATTTGAATACTAATTTTATGGATTTACGTCTTGACGTTACATTTGAAGCTGCTATCAATACCGGTATTGAATCAATTAATTGGATTACATATCCTGACCTTAGAGAAATATTTGCAAAACTTGAATGGTTTGATAATGATAAGAAAACAGCAGATAATGTAGATATTGAAAATATAGAAAATATTGATTATCGCAGTGAAAAACATGGTTTACCTATCCACTATCTTTATACGCAAAGATGGCAATTAGCAAATACACTTACACATATTTATGGACCAGATAAAGCATTATCAATATTACTTGAAATTTGTGCAGATGCAAAAAGAACTGAATTACAAGGATATATAAAAACCTCTGCTTTGTATAATAAACCTATTTCAAAATGGGCTATTTATGAATTGAATAATAAACATGGTTTTAAATTAAAACTGAAACAGAATCTTGATGAAATTGATGAGAATATTCAAAAAGCCGATGAAGAAATAAAAAACTCAAAAGCATCAAAGGACCCAATTAAAGTTTTAAATGAGCATACAAATGTTATTAATTTATATATTACCAAGGATCAATATCTTAGTGATATTAAAGATGATATTTTAAAAAATCTTTCTAAGATTACTTTACTTGAAGCCGGTGCTGGTTATGGTAAAACAGAAATGGTTAAAGCATTTAAAGCAAAGACATTATTAATTTTACCATTTACTTCAATCATCAAAAGTAAAATTGAACTTGATGAGAATACTGCTGATTGGAAATATTATTATGGTAACAAGAAACCGACTCTTGAAGAGTTAATGGATCCCAATCAGTCTATGTCAATGACTATTGATAAATTCAGTCATTTGAATCTTATGGAAATAGATCATGCTAATTTTGAATATATAGTTGTTGATGAGAGTCATTTGTTATTTACAAGTTCATATAGAGGCGTAATGAGCCCTACTATTCAGAGACTTGCAAATTGTAAAGCAAAAGTAATAATGATGACAGGTACACCGACTGCAGAAGTATTATTTTTCCCAAAGATAAATCATATTGTTGTAGCTAAAGAAGAAACCAGAATAAAAGAATTTAATACTTATTTTTGCCCGTCAGAATACGAGCAGGTATTTGAAATGGTTGATGCAATGGCAAGAGATATTAAAGATGGTGTTAAGATTCTTTGGCCTACAAATAAAGGTAATACTCATTTTGAGCAAATTATAGCATTATTACAGGATAGACTTAGAAAATATGATTATTTTGACCAAGTAAAAGCATTTTACTATAAAAAGTCAAATTATGGTGATGATTCTATGGATAATATCAATAGAAATAAATCTATTGGTGATAATGATATAATTGGTTGTACTACATATCTTTCTGTGGGTATTGATATATGCGATTCAAAACCCTTCCATATATATTTTGATGAACCTATGATTGCACAGGATATTGAACAGTATGCAAATAGGATTCGTAGAAATGACTTATATATTAAATTATTTTTACCGCTTTCAATTGGAGGAAATTTAATTGATTGGTTTAAAACATCAAGAATGGATTTATCTATTCATGAAACTGAACTTATAAAAGTACGTGATTTAATTAAGACAGCTAATGATATGATAGAAAGAAATCAAGAAGAATCAAAGTTTAATCCGATTATTCTTAGTATGCTATCACAAAATGCATTCTTAAAATATGATGAAATTGATTGTAAATATTATATTGATGAAACTGCTTATAAATTAAATTTCTTTGAGAAGCAATATATAGATTATGGTAAACAGATTATGGTTATAAAATCTGGTATGGATTATTATGGTTATACTACTTCTGAAATTACTTTAAGAAATACAATAACTGATGTTAAGAAACTTGAAATAGATGATCTTAAAGCAAAGGTTAAA